CGTTAGTATCGCTAACACCTTCCAGACCAGACGTGCCACCGTTAGCAGTGGTGTCAGAGTCGGCAGAGAAGCCAACGGCTGCTTCGTCAAACAAAGCTTCGGTGTTAACACCAACGCCAGACTTGACGTTCTTGTAGCGAGCGCGCATTGCGAAGATCAAGCCGGTAGGGCCAGTCATCGGCTGAACGCCGCACATGTCGTAAGCCATGAGGTTAGGCATAGCACGACGGACCAAAGCGATCAACACGGGATCCCAGTTAGCGGCAGCCGTGGTAACGTTGGTGGGGGCTTCCGACAACATACCCATTTGGGCACGCTGCTCAGCGAAAGCACGTTCTTGGTTTTCAAGGATCTGAGCCGTAACAGCTTTACGGTGTGAATCCTTAATTGATCCGGCTGACTCTTCGTTCAGGACCGGTGCCCATTTTTCAATGAGCTTGTCATAAGACTGTTGCATTTGGAATTACTCCTTACTTATTAGCAGTTTTCTTCAAGGCTGAGAGGTACTGAGCCATCGAACCAGTAGGAGCGACAACGGTTTCACCGTCTTCGTCTTCTTGGATCTCTTGAGCAGACTCGGTAGCAGACTTCTTCGTGAAGTATGACTCTTTGACGGTCTGGACTTTCTTAGCGAAAGTTTCAGCATCTTCAAAGTCGATGTCTTCAACCAAAGACTTCAGCTTCTCAACTTGTGTTTCGGCGAGGTCACGAGCAGACTCGCGGATGATAGCATCACGCTTGTAAGTCTCGAGCTCTTCAGCCATGCGGATAGCGTCAGCAGTAGTTGAGTTGAGCTTCTGCTCAAGATCATCAACTGTTTCAGCCAATTCGTCAACCAGGTCAACCTTACCTTCGGGAACTTCGATGTAAGACTCAGTGAACAGGTCTTTCAGACCAGTCATGAACTTCTCAGCGATCTCAGTGCGAAGACCGGTTTGGATAGCGACTTTGTTGTCTTCCATCCATTTTTCAACAACGTAGTTCAGATAGCTGTCAACTTTCTCGACGAGATCTTCCTTCGTAGACTTGACTTCTTCAGCCAACTCTTCGTTGTACTTCTCTTCGAGTCTGTCGATCTCTTCGCTCAGCTTCGATTTAATCGCAGCTTGGAAGATAACTTCAGCTTTATCTTTGAACTCTTCAGACAGTGTAGCTTCACCCTCGACAAGAGCTTTCAGGTCATCAGAGAAGTCGGCTTGATAAGCAATCTGTTGCTCTTCAGCAACAACAGCGTCTTCGCCTTCGGTCTCTTCAGCCATAATCTTGCTCATAAGAATAGCAAGATCTTCTTTCTTCATGCCAGACATCTTGGTGTAAGCAGCATTAATCATGCCAGCTTTGGTACCAGGAAGTTTTTGCATTGGGTCTTGTTTCGTGCTAGACTTAGGCAACTTCTTTGCAGTAGGTGCTTTATCGCCAGCAGCGGCAACAGATGCTACAGACTGAGCTTCAGCATTTTTGGGATCGTGGCCTTCTTCCATAACTTCGTTGTCGTCATGGAGCTCGACTTCTTGATCCATCTGATCTTTAGCCATGTAGGACTCCTTATTTTCTAGTTTTGAGCAACGAGAGGAAATTTTTGAACTCACGAACCTGGGCCTCATAGAGTCCCTTACGCGGAGCTTTTCTAATTTCAGTCTCCATCTTTTCAATTGTCCTAGCTTCAATGATACCGTTATTCCAGACCCACTCTACACCTTCCATAATCCCATTTACAAAAGCTCCAGGTGCTGATGGATCTTGCACGATGTCAATCGCGTTCAGAAGAAAGTCGTTCTTGACGACATTCACGTTACCTTGACGCATTAGACTTCCCATACCACGAGTTGAAACCCCTAGTTGAACACCGCCTTCGAGCAGACCTTGAACGATCTTGCCCATTGGAGTATCCAAAATAGTGGCCTTTCCGATAACATCGTTTCCTCTCCAATCCAAGGATTCGATCTTATGCGAAACTTTATCAAGGTTGACTGTTGGGCCTTCCGGGTGGTTCAGCTCTCCAACAGCACGACCTTTTGCAACCTGCTCGGTAACATACTTACCAACAGCAGATTCCATGATTTGTCGGGGATAAATGCGATGATTTCTATTTGCTTGTTCAGCTTGCGCAAAGATGCCTTCGATGGTATACTTCTTACCACCGCCTTCTTTGGCTTCGGTCAGCACTTCAATATGCTGATCTGTAAACTCCGCAATAAGTTTCATCTTAATCCCTATATTGTTTAATGAATTCCGTAGCAGCTTTCACTGCATCGTTCTGTGTCCTAAAGCTATCAAGCATATCTCCATCGACATACGCTTCAAAGTTGCCAGAACTCTTACGAACTTCAACCGAAAAACCGTTTATTTTTTTCGAATAAACGGGTTTTTCCTTCTTACCTCTTACGTCACGAAATGATTTCATATCTTGACATTCTGCTAATTATTTATAATAAAATGAATTTAGACTTTACTTTTCTTCGTCTTCTTCAGTATCTTCTTCGTCGACCTCGAGATCTTCATCGTCGACCTCAGGAGCGTCTTCAAGCTCTGCATCGATCTCTTCGTCGCTCATATCAGCCAGTGCATCATCATCTTCTTCTGCCTCTTGGCCATTATAGATCTGACCTGCAAGGTTGACCTTCATCTGATCAAGCACGTCTTGAGTTTTGATGGTCATTACCTGACCAAAGACTTCACTCGCCTTATTATAGTCCTGATCCAACGCATATTGGATTAGTTCTTTGACATTATCATTCATTTAACTCTCCTAAAGCTTTCTGTTTGTGCAGTCGGGAATCCTCCTGCTTCTTCACCGGCTGGTTGTGCTGCTGGTTGAGGAGCTTGACCAGGAGCTCCGCCCTGTGCTTGCTCTTCCTCACCATCAGAAATTTCACCAGACTTCTTCTCATCCTCAATCTGCTTCTTGATGTCTTCAACTTCATCGTCAGTAAACATAAGGACATTTTTATAGATGAACTCTTTCGAGAAGAATTCACCAATATAGTTTTGCATCTGATCTAACATCGTGACACGTTCACGTAACAACTCTGCATCACGTAGTTCAGTGAAGTGGTTATCACGAACATAGTCGATAGCAATGTCGTTCTTCCACTCGTTCCAGTCTTCTTCAGTGATAATACCTTTGAGGATCAACTGCTTCTTCAATACACCATAGAACAGATGCGCAAACCTTCTACGGATACGATCGATAAACTTCTGGAACTTTAACTCATCACGGTTGATCTCAGTCGATCTACCAAGTGAGAACTGTGCTTCTTGTTCGAGACGATTGATAGGTACGTTTAATGAACGATACAGCTTCTTTTGGAAATAGATGATGTCATCGATCTGCCCTAGGTTCTCACCGCCAGGCAACGTGGTGATCTCAGTACCACGACCGCCTTCTCTACGTGGAAGCCAAAAATCTTCTAACATTGACATGTGTTTACGATCATCTCTGATCTCACCTGTCTTTGCATCATAGACAAGTTTATTACGATACTTGGCCATGATGTTCTTCATGTACTCTTCAGCTTTACCCTTTGGCAAGTTGCCCACGTCAATATAGAAGATACGACGCTCAGGCGCACGAGCAAGACGATAGATGACCAACGAGTCTTCCATCATACGCAATTGGTTGATAGGCTTGAGTGCCTTATGCAGGTATGATACGACCTTCTTACGATCTTCTGACAACAAACCAGAAGTCACATAGCTCACAGAGTCATTCGTAAGCTTTACACCACCTGTTTGCGCGCCGGGTTTTTCTTGATAGATGTAGAACTCTTCAACGTTTTCAATGAGTTCAACACCAGATGTAGGATCTTTCTTCTTCTTAACCTGTTTGACTTTACGAATCTTAGACGCGTCGATAGGACGAATCTCTTGAATGCCTGCCTTGAGGTTAGACTCATTCACGACCAAATGATGGTACAACCTACCATCAACATACCATCTCTTAAAGATGTCATGACCATACTCACCAAAATCGAGCATAGCATATACGTTATCAAACTCTTCTTTGATCTGCTTCTTGATAGCATCTGAAACTTCAACGTTGTCTAAGTTAATATCAACGTTTTGTTGAAGCTCTGAGGAACTGATCGACTCATTGACGATGTCTTCGATCGCCATATCAACTTCAGGATGAGTCGCGACTCCTCTGTACTGCATGATCAGCTGATGGTTGTCTTTCGATTCATCACCATCAATATTAAGATACTGACCAAAGTACGCACCACTGGCAGTCACATAGCCAGCCCCGTCGTCATCACGCGCTGGAACGATAGACGGCTTTTTCTTTGGGTCTTCTAACCCATCCTTTGCCCTCTTTATCTCAAAACCAAATAATTTAATCGATCTATTGTCTGCCATTTAAAATCCTTTGAAGATCAGGGAGTTTCCTCCCCGATCTATCTATCGAACGATTAAGACGTCGTATCAGACTCGAAGTACTGATAGGCGAATGTTACCTGAAAACGCTCAATCTCATCAACCGCAGCATAGCTCACGTCGATCGCAGACAACTCTTGAGGGAATGAACCTCTAAAAGTATATCGCTTCAACACGTTACCGCTACGATCAAGCTGATCAACGAATAGATCAGCTTCGTATGCGATTGGGCTTGCAAGACCGGTATTCGCTGAGTGCGAATTGATACCGTTCATCCAACGCTCCATCGCGTTACGTACCTGAAAGTCAGTATCGTTGATGATGGTGACTGTCCATTCAGGGAATGTACGATCACCTGCCATCTTTAAGATACGACCGCGGAACGGTACGTTGATGACACCAAACGTTGAACCAGGCAACTGAGCTGCTTCGCACAAAAACGAAGTCAGTTCAGCATCTCCACCAGCATAACCTGGGAAGTTGATGGTCGCCTTAAACAGGTTAGGTCTAGCGCCACCGCCTCTGAGCTTTGACTTAAAATCGTCAACTCCTAAAATTGCCATTTTATTTCTCCTATGACGCTAGATTAAACTGTGCCAACGACTTCTTCGAAGTCGACGCCAGTTCTGACGGCCACGAAGTTCAGAGTCACATAGTTGATCGAGCGAGCTGGTTTGATGAACACGCTAGCGATAAACTCATTGCGATCGATGACAGCCGCGGTGTTATTGGTCTCATCACATACGACTCGGAAGTCAGTGATACCACGTCTACCTTGTACTTCACGAAGTACTGGCTCTACGATGTTTACGAACTCTGCACGAGTGAACTCGTCGTTGAACTCAAACAAGACTTGTTCAGCTGCTCTACCGATCGCTCTTTCGAGGATCAAGAACAGACGACGTACGTTGATACGATCAAACGCTGAAGGACGAGACAAGAACGTCTTATCACCGAAGAGCAACACGCCTTGACCAGGAATGTTAGCGATCGGGTTAACGCCGTTCTTATAGAGAGTATCTCTCTGTGCCTTCGTCGGGCTATATGCAAGAGCAGTAACGCCAAGCAGTTGACCCCTTCTCGAACCAGCCGGAGAGAACCAAGCAGCACGGTTATAGTCCGTAGCAGCCATGATACCAGCAGTGGTCGATGCAGCAGGGATGAACACATACTTGTCGTTGTACTTATCATACACCTTCAAGTAGTTATTATCTACGATAAGGTATGACGATCTAGTCAAGCCTGAAACTGCAGTCACGGTGTTTGAGACACGAGTCGCATCAGACGATACACCGACGATAGAAGCTCTGTTCGGAGAGGTGATGACCACACAATCCTTACGAGTAGACTGAGCAGTAGAGACTAGATCATTTACAACCGTTGCCAAGCCGTCTGTGGTTGAAGTCTGAGGTGCGATGATGAAATCGACTTCGACTTGATCTTTGTCTTCGTACAGGTCATATCCGGCCAAACCAGCGCTAGTGCCTAAAGAACCGCTGTTTGTACCATTAGACAAAGACTTAGCGACCGCGGATGGTACAGTGGGTCTATAGGTTCTACCGGTACCAAAGGTTGATAAGCCTGCGCCAGCTGCAGATTGAGCTGAATCAAAGTTCAGCATATAGATGTACTGCGAGTTAGCGTTGATGACTTCCTTCGCATAGATGCTTTGGCCTTGGCCGTCTTTTGCATCTAGCAAGACTGACAAGTTGGGGAATACTTCGAGGACTGTTCCACGAGTACCACTAAACAAACCGTCTTCATCGATCACTGCGACATGCAACTCATCTCCTGAGTCATTGCGGCTCGTCGCCCAGTCTGAAGTTGTGGGCTTAGCGTCAAAGCTGCTTTTATAGGTCCATGCATCCCATGTACTATCGCCAGTAGACTGAGATGGTAAGTATGCGACCTTCAAACTGTTACCTAAGTCACCAGGATATTTTGCGATAAACTGGATGCCGTGATTGTTTGAATCTTCGAGCGCTGTGACAGATGCTTCACGGTTTGTGAAATCTTCTGAATTATTAAAATATGGGTTATTGTCTACATCAAAGACTGTGGTAATGCTGCCGTCATGCATACAATAAGCAGCGCCAGGCTCTACACCTGAACCGTTACTATCAGTTGCACGGACCACATACAATGTGCTAGAATAACGCAAGTATTGTGCTGCTGACAAGAAGTCTACAGCTGTTGCATCAGAAGGAGTACCAAACGTGCTAACTAACTCTGCCTCATTTGAGATGAGTTTTCTCTGTAACACGGGTCCCCATCTGAAGTTACCTACGATAGCGCCGGTGGTAGACTGAACGTTCGGGACGCCTCCCGTTAAGTCAATCTCTCGGACTACAACCGCAGGAGATTCTGATGGTGCTGAAAGTGCCATTTTTTTATCCTCTGTTGGTTAATGATATGAATTCATGATGCGGTTGTTTCTCAATATCTATTATTTATAATTTCACAAATTCGGGTCATACGTAACCGCCCAATCACTCGCTCCAGGGGTTTCCAACTGTTGGATATGTTCACTGCCATCATCGATAAATCCGAATGGCACAATGTCGTCTTCAATCTCTCTCATTTTCTGATCGAATAGCATCTTCTTCAAGTCGATGTTTGTCATGTCAGCAAAGTACTGAGTAGAGACAAAGTAACCAAACATGACTAGGTTCATCATTAAGTCGTCGTGGTTACCATCACTTGCTTCATATGACTGGCCTTTAGCTTCAAACGTAGAGATCTCGAGGATCGTGGCTTCATCGACGATAGAAAGTTTATTATTCTCTAAGATGTCTTTGATCGCAGAACAACCTAAACGCTTAGTCTTACGAGTCATCTCAACACCAATGGCATTGGCCTTGATGGCAGACTCGACGTGTACATTTTCATACTCAAGTTCATGATACAATCCATTACAGACGACAGAACCTTGATCATTTGACTCAATGACTACATAAGCGTTATTGTAGATTTTCGCAAATTTATAGATAATATTCGGGAAGAGAATCGGAGAGATAGTATTGTTGCGATACACAGCAACTTGCTCGAAAGGGCGAACGCTAATATCGATCACGTTAAACGTAGAATAATCCTGACCTCGACCTTTGCTAACGTCTACAGTCATGATGTAGTTATGGTGCTTTCTTGTCTCTTTGTAGACAAGTAATGCGTCATTCTCCATCCTTCGAATATATGGTTTAGCTCTAAACCCCATCAATGTTTCTGCATTGATGAGCGTATCGCCTGTTCCAAAGAAAGTATTTCCAAATTCCTGGTCAAATTGTAGTTGACTGGTGTTTGCAATCGTCTGCTTTTTCCATGCTTCATCTCGGCCTGGAACGTCCCACCAATCAACACGAAATGGCTTGAACTCGTTTACTCCTTGAACAGCACCTTCCCATATCTTGTGATATGTGTTACCGATACCATTTGCTGTGGAAGTGACGATGACTTTTGTATCTTTACCTGCAGCGATTACAGGATATGTTGATGTGTAGAACTCAGTTGCACGTTCAACGAATGCAAACTCATCAAGGTATAATAGGTTCACTGACAAGCCACGAATAGATGATCCAGAAGTGGCTCTTGCAAGGATACGAGAGTTATTCGAGAACTCGATCGACCCTTTGTTCAATGCCTTACAACCAGGTTGCAAGAAGAACGGTAGGTTCTCAAGCATCAGAGTAACACGACCCAACATCTCACGCGCAGTGTCACCCTTGTTTGCAAGGATCACCACGAGTTTCTCTGAGTGAAACAGCGCATACCATAGTAAGTATGCACAAGAAGAGATCGACTTGCCTGATTGTCGACACGCAAGCACGACGTTAAACCTGTTCGAGTTAAAGTGCTCAAACATGTTCTTTTGATATTTGTAAAGGGTAAAGGGTACTAGACCCCTATCAAGTGAGATGACCTTTAAGTACTTTTCGGCAAAATATGCCGGATCATTCATGCACCTAGAATACTCAATGACTTGCTCTTGAGTCCATTGCTGTATTACACCGTCTCTCTTTACACTAATATTACCTAGATAGGTATCACTCTGCATCTTCTATGTCATCATCCTCATCTTCTTCATCATACTCTTCATCAACGATCTCTTCCCAATAAGAAGCTGACTCATCAAAATAAGTTTGAACCTTTAATTCAGCCTCGTCTTGACTTAAAGCCAAGACATGAGCAGTGCCTATACCATTTGAGATCTTCACATTAAACGGGATTGGCCCGTGAAAGCAAAAGTTAGGCGGTAAAAAGAAATTTACCTCATGTTCTTTAAGGCTCTTGATGCGATTGATCGCAGCGAGCGCTTCGTTCATGATACACCTCCTATTGTTTCGGTGTTATATCTATAGGCGTTTGTTGAAGGAGTTTTTGTAGATCTGCTGTAGACCCTACAAAGATATTATTTTGTTGGTTTTCAATAGCCTTCTGCTGTCCGCCCTTTGAAGTAGTCTGTAAGTCTTTGTTCTTCTTATTCAAGTCCATCAGCCTATCATTGACATCGCTGATCTGCTTGATCATGGTAGATAAAACTTCAAATGCTCTTGGATGCTCAGAAGATCTTGCCACCTCAATCATGAGGTCAAGAGACTCTTTGCCTTTTTCTAAAAGCTCATAGTAGGTATCACGAGAATACTCGTAATCGCTTTTTACATTATCTGAATCGTTCATGCGCTGTCATCAAAGCTAAGGTCAATCGTGGTGTCAAAGCCAAAATCAGAGTCAGCCAAACCAATCGTACTGATCGGGTCTGGAACGACGGTGATAGTCTCTAACTTTAAGTCGCTGTCTGCTAAACCTGCATCTATCTGGTATATCTCAGTATTTGCAGTACGAATGATAGACTGATTATTTATCGGGCCATGGAAGCTGATCTTCATCTCAAAGTCTAATGAATAGATGATCATGCGTCTCTGTTCTTGCGCACCTTCATAATCATCAGTAAAGCTTACAGCATTGATCGCGATCGGTATATCCTCTTTAAAGTCAGGATAGTCCGAAGCAAATGGCTTAATAGTTAACGTGTATTGCGGATTAAAGTAAGGTAACACCTGCTCTACGACTTGTAAAGCATCATCGTGTGACTTAGCGTATACGTTTAACTGAAACGTAATCGTATATGGTACAGGAGTAAAGAACTTTTGTCTTGAGCTACTCGTTGATCCAAGCGTGGTAAAGTTAGTCGTCTTGGCGAGCTGTCTTGTGGCATCATAAGTCATGCTTGTGATCTCAAAAGACATGCGTGGTAACTTTACAGCAAGCTGTACGTCATCTGTCAGGCTCGGGTTCTCTCTGATACGAGTGATGTATTTTGACCTAGGTGCATAAGCAAGAGGCACCTTGATCTGACTGATAACTGTTCCTGAAGAGTTCTTTCTCAGGACATAGATGTTGTTGAACAGTCTACCGAAGATAGCTACACACTTCCTTACTTTTTCATGATAGAAGTAGGTTCCAAACATTAGTTATTCTCCGGGTCACCAAACGGGTTATCTTCAGTAAAGTCTAGGAAGTCAGATGATCCGGTACTAAACTCTTCGTTCTGATCTGTAGAAGTGCTGGCAAATTGTTGATTCACTGTTGCAACCGTGAAGCTAGAGTCAGCATAACGATCGATAGCTCCAGTGATGGTGATAGTTGTAGCAGCTATAAAGTTATGGAATTTACCGTCATCAGCTCCAGCGTGTTGTATATACAACAGGTCGTCTGAGTCAGAATACTTCACGACCTCACCGCTCATGGTGACTCCACCACCGATCAACTGCGTAGCAGTCTCTCCTGGCTTGATATAACGAGTTACGTCGTCTCCTCCACCACCAAGCCGCAATACGTACTGATACGTATTATCTGCTTCGATCTGATCGATCACATCGATATTAGTATCCAAGTCTTCATCGTTGTACTCAAACAACTGACAACGCATCTTGAAGACAGGTAAGTTAGACAGCTGATAGAATGGCTGTTCGTGTTCCACATGGTTAATCTGGAACAACTTATTCGTCATCGGAAGATAGATCAGGTCGCCTTCTCTTGGACGATCACTTGTAATAGTATTGTCGTATGCATCGACGACAGATCTCCAACGGAAACGAGATACGACGAACGTTGCTTCGTCTCTGATCTCTACACCAAACTTGGTAAACAAGTCTCCTTCACCATCAAAGCCTTCAGTGTTCTCAATATACATCTCGATCTTATGTGAAGAGCCAAACCGAGATGGAACATCTTCACCAAGAATAGGATCTTCATTGACGATGGTTCGTGGTAAGTAGTACACATCTTGGCCATAGATCTTTAACGACTCTATGACGATGCTTTCGTACAGCTTCTGTTCAGAGCGTACTGACTGTGAAAAGTACTTGTTGCGCATGCTTATCCAACATAGAAGTCAGGCGGGAACTCGGCTTCTAGCCTTAAGCTCTCCTTCAAAGATTCAATCTCTGTAGTCGCATCGTCATATATCTGACGAGCATTGAGTGACACTCCTCCTGGAAGTTGCATGCCTTCAAACTTGAGTAGGTTAGATCCCCATTGCTGTTTAATCAAGGCAGTCGCATAAGCCTTTACCCACTTGTCGTTCCATACAGAACCATATGTGGTAGCATCAATGTTACGATATACTTCGGCGATGATATAGTCGCCTACTTTAATGTCTTGATCTGCAAAGTCACCAAAGATGTATAATCGATTCTGTCGACGGGAGAACTGCACCTGTGGCATCCCGTTTAGTTTCATGTCAAGCAATGACATGTACTGTTGCATCTGTTCGTAATATGCCAGATCGCCTAAGAACCCTGCGAGGTTATGCATATCATTCAACATGATCTGGTACTTGATGTCAAAGAAGTTACGGCTGTTCGCCATTGTTGACGTCAATGGGAAAAGCTTACTCACATAGTTGATGTCTGCGTTGAGCGTGATGTACTCATTGTCAACGTCGGTCTGTGTGACTAGATGTTTGAGATACGTACGTAGTGTACCGTCTGAATGATAGTCATGATACATCTGTAACGCATCATCAAGCCGATCATCTACCTGATCATCATCAACGTTTACTTCGATTACCGGTTCGCCTAACTTACGCTTACAATAGTCTATCAGCGTGGCTCTGCTGTTTACAGCCATAGAGAATCTCCAAAATTAAATCCCTCTATGGCCTATTTATACGTTTAAGTCGATGTACCGTACAAAGATTTAAGCACTGAGCCATCTGAGTCATAGACGATGAATTGCACAGCAGACGCAAAGTTAGAAGAGGTAAGGTTACCACCGGTCAATGCGCCGGCGAGGGTGACGTTACTAACAGCTAAAGTATTTGAACTAGGATTGTAGGTGAAGGTTGAAGCGTTATCCATCAACAAGCCATAGTTACCAGTAGTATTTCCTGTCGTATTGACGATAGGTACCTTAAACGCTGAGGATGTCCCAGAAGCAGTAACTGTAGCAGTAGTACCGATACTTGCTGTCGTTGCTGTGGTGGCATTACCACTCAATGCTGCAGTGATGGTGCCTGCAGAGAAGTTACCAGAGCCATCTCTTGCAACGATTGCGCTGGCTGTGTTGGCGCTCGTAGCAGTCGTTGCGCTGTTTGATACTTTTCCTGCGGTACTGATAGTAGCAAGCTTAGTATCAGCAATCGCAGCAGATGCGTTGATGTCTGAG